TTGATTTTTCTTCAGCACTCAATGACGAAAAGAAGTTGTTGCCAGTTTCCATTTTTCTTGGTTTGTGGTATCTTGCGGTATTGATTAGTTTTGCTTTATTGTTCTAATGTTCTTAATTCTTTTCTTAATCTCAAGGGGTATGATACCAGTTGATTTACCATATGAAAATCCATTTAAGCGAATTCTTTATGAAAATGATTTAATAGAAATGGCAAGACAGGTTGATGGTGATATCTATTTTAAGTCAGTAGTTTTAAGTATCTTTTTTCAAGAACAGGGAAAAAGTGACAGAATAGTCTTTTGGAATAATAACAGTTCAGGAATACATCCCTGGGCAAAAAGGTATCCCTGGGGATGGGGAAGGAGATATTGGGTGTGTATGCCATCAGGTTATACTATTTTAAAGGAAGGCCAAACAGGAATTAAGTGTCCTTATTTCAGTTTTCATTATTTGAGAGATTGTTTTTTGGTCACATATGCTATTGTCTATGACAGGGGGATAAAGGATTACCGAACTTATTGTTTGCGTTGGTCAGGTGGTTCTTATGATTACAAAAGTGGGTATTTATTCAATGAAAACATTAGAAAGTTTTATTATCTGTTTCAATGATGTGGCGATTTTTAGTTATCTTTGAGAGTGTGGTTTCAAAGATAAACAAGGTCATTGTTCATATCTTTCGTAATATCTACGCTTATCTTTTTATCGTTTTACTTATCTTTGTAATTTGCCAAAGGATAGAAATCAAAAGATTACAGTCATCCCAAGTTAAGATATCAGATATAACCGTGCTACAACGCAAATTGGATTCGTTGGGTGAGTTGTCTTTTAAACAGATAAAAGAAGTTTTAGGAAATCAAGTTCAACTATTAGATGTTGTAAATAAATCTTATGAGCGACTAAATCTTGTTCAGAAAGTTCTTTATGAAGTTGTCAAAAAAGAGCCAGTGATTATCTTTAAAGTTGATACGGTTGTTGTGGAATCGTTAACTAACAAGATTCTGATTTATTATTTTTCTTATGATGGAAGCACACTCAAATGGGAAGGAATAAATCCAAAAGGCGGGTTTGTTGTGAAGGATGCTTATAAGATATCAAAAAGACCATTTGAAGCATTTTCTTCCGAAAAGAATTTAGTTTTAAAAATCAAAAGAAGACCAATCAGGTTTTTCTATTACGCTGATTTAGGACTTTACATATCAAAAGATATTGAACCATTAGCATCCTTTGGTTTAGGTGTTGATGTGAGTGATAAAAAAGTTGGTTTAGTTTTAGACCCAACAAAAAAGAGATTGGGAATTGCGTTAATGTTAGGAGGTAGATGATGTTTGTTTAGTTTTAATGTTAAAATGAGTTTACCTGCTAAAGATAAACAGATTTTAGATATTGTTGATAAGTGTGTTCTTTTAGCAGAAAAAACATCGCATATCAGGTTCTTTGATTATCAAAAGCGAATTGTTTCTACGATAGTTAGAGCGTTATTAGAAGAACAGAATGAAGTTATTATCTTTGGAGCAAGACAAATTGGCAAGACAGCCTGTGTGGGAAGTTCTTTAGTTAGTTTAATGATAATTCTTCCGTTTTTAGCCAACCAAGAAGCAATAGTGAAAAAGTTTCCTGTTCTTGAGAAATTTAAAAAGGGAATTTTTATCGGACTTTTTACGCCCCAATACGAACAAGGTTATACAATGTTTAGTTATGTGGTTGAAAGTTTAAAAAATGAAAATGTTCAATTTATTCTTTCTGATATTGAAGAAGATGTAGAACAGATAGGAAATGAAGTTGTTATCAGTAATGGTTCAATCTTAAGACTCCGTTCTGCTCATCCATCAGTAAAATTAGAAAGTAAGACTTATCATTTAGTGATTTTGGATGAAGCACAAGATTTTACAAGTGAGCGGGTAAGAAAAGTTATTTTGCCAATGTTAGCCTTTTACAATGGAACATTAGTGCGTGTGGGTGTGCCAGGATTTTTAAGGGAAGATTTTTATGAAAGAATTTCTTATTACCGTGAAAAGAAAAGAAAGCCCTGGTGGTATGTAGAAATAAATTGGAAAGAAGCCGCAAAAGAAAATAAGTTATATAAAACATTTGTCAAAAGTGAAATGAAAAGATACGGAGTAACTGACCCATTTTTCTTAATGAGTTATGAACTTGTTTGGGACGCAGTATTAGAAAGACCTGTTTCTGAAGAAGTTTTAGAAAAATGTTTTGTCAACAAAGATATTGATATTTATAAGGAAACAGATAAGTTATTTGCAGGAATTGATATCGGCAAAGTAAACGATAGAACAGTTGTGAGTGTTGGAAAACTTTTAGACGAAAAAGGAAAAGACGAAAAGAATGCTGTTTTGATTTTATGTTTTAAGGAATTCAAAGGTGATTATGAAAAGCAGTATCAAGAAGTTTTAGAATTCTTAAAATCTTTACCAAATATTGTGCGAGTTGGGATAGATGCTACATCTTATGGTAGTATGTTTGCCGATAGATTGGATTATGATTTACCATCTTCCGTTATTATTGACAAAGTGGTCTTTAATCAGTATACTAAAAATGAGTTGTCAGAAATGTTTTTATCAGCAATAATTTTTGAGCGGTTAAAAATAGTAAAAAATAAGAAGAACAGAATAAAGGAATTTAAGGAAGAAGTTTTAACATTGGAAAGAAGGGTGAGTGGTGGTAAGATGGTTTTAGAAGGAAAAGAACACGATGATTATGTTTATTCTGTTGCTTTATTGTTGAAGCAAGTTTATAGTGAAACTCCTGAAGATGAGATAAGAGTCAGTTATTACCGATGGCAGTAGTTGTTGAAAAGTTAGCCTCAAAAGAAGAATTGTGGGAGGCAAGAAAAGCAAGATATAAAAAGTATTGGTATTATTATCTTGGGTATCAATGGGGTGACCCGTTTGTCCGAGGGGACATAGAATTAACTTTTAACTATTGTCGGGCAGTAGTAGATGTTCTGGTTCGGTTTGTCTTTGGAAAAGGAATAAATTTTTCGGTGATAGGTAATATTAGTGAGGAAGAAAAAGATAAGATTTTTAAGATTGTAAGTAATGTTTTAGAAAGAAATAATTTTTATGCCAAACTAATTGAGTTAGCAACAATCTGTTCTGTCTGTGGAGATGTTTTTATTAGGGTGTGGTTTGAAGATGGGAAAATAAAGTTGACTGTATTTGACCCGACTTATATCTTTCCGTATTGGGATTCAGCATATAATTTGACAAAGGTTATAGTTCAATTTTCCCTTTATGAAGAAAAAGAAGATGGTTCAACAGAAGAAATACCATATGAAGAAATTTGGACAAAAGATTTTGTCAGGATTAGGCGGGGAGAAGAAGTGAATACTTACAGTAATCCTTATGGGGAAGTTCCTTTTGTCCATATTAAGAATTATCCACTACCGAACTCATTCTGGGGTGTGAGTGATATAGAGCCAATTATGGATTTAAATGTTGAAGTAAATAAAAATCTGACAGGATTTGCTCAAATGTTAGACTACCACCGTTCACCAATTTTGATTGTGCGTGGTGCGAAAGCAGAAGGATTAGTTGTTGGACCGAACCAAATATGGCAATTACCGAAAGATGCTGATGTGGATTATCTAACTATTCCTGTTCCTGATAGGGTATTAGACTTTGCTTCACTTTTAGTTCAAGCAATCCACGACTTTTCAGGTGTTCCTGAATTTGCTTTTTCTTCACGGGGAATTCCGACCAATACTTCTGCTACATCTTTACAACTTCAGTTTGCTCCTTTGTTTAGAAATAGAGATTTAAAGATATTGACATATACAGAAGGTTTTAAAAGGTTGCTTAAGTTAATAACAGTTTTGAGTGATATGAAGTACAGACTTTTAGATTTTGATTTTAAAATAGAATTTCCGTATCCGTTGCCAGTTGATGAGAGTGAGGAGTTAAGTATTTTAAATCAAAAAATAAATTTAGGTTTAACATCCCGTATTAAGACTTTAATTGAAAAGGGTGTGGTGAGGAATGAAAAAGAAGCAAAAGAATTTCTTGTAAATTTAGCATTAGAAACAAGATTATTTAATCCTTATATGCCAGTTCAAGATGTATTAGGTATTTCTCAACTTTTAGGTATTAAAAAAGAAACTGAAGAAGTAGAATTACCTGACATTAGTTGGTTGAAGAAAAAGATTAACAGATTCGCACTTTTTAAAGTAGTAGAAGAACAACCATTAGAGGGAGAACAAAATGCCTAAAGGAAAACAAGTAGACAACCGATTAGATGATACTACCACTCTTAACGCTCTTGCAACACTTGCGGCTCTTATTGACGTTCTTGTTGATAAGGGCGTTATTACTGAAGATGATATTGAAAGGAAATTAGCTGAGTACGCCGAAGAGGCAAAAGAAATTGAAGAAGAAGAGATTGAAGAAGAGCCAGAAGAGGAAGAAGAAGAGGAAGAGGAAGAGGAAGAATAGTTGATTTAATTTCACTTTAATTTTTTAGTATTTATTATTGACTTTGGTTGTGTGTATGGGGCGTAAGATATCAAAAGCCGAAAGGAAAAGAAGGTCAGAGTTTGCTAGAAAACATTTAGTTGATGCCGCAATCCAATGGGTCGGAAAAGTCGGATTTAGAGAAGCAGTCAAACATTTATCTAAACACAAAGAAATTACTGACCCAATCCGATTGGCAGGGTGGTTGAAAGCAAGAGCCAAAGAAGAGGGGGTGTTGAGTCCCAAACACCCGTATCGGGGAAGAGGAAAAAAGAGAAGATAAGTTATGCCAAAAAGAAAAGGTAGGCAATCTGGTGGAAGAAAGTTGACACAATCTCAGGCTCTTGGAGTTGCTGTACAGATGTATAAAATTCAGAGTGCTCATCGGCAGGTGAGAGATATGAGAAGTTATCTTCATTCTATACTGATGAATAATCCAAAGGAATATGAGGACGAATTAGAAAAGCGGGCGAGGAATTTGGGTGTGCCAAAAGAAATTTTAGACATCAGGCTTCCTTTGTCAGAATCAGAAAAACATTTTCGGAAGCATTTGTAAAGTCTTCTTTCGGGTGCGAGACAGAATGAAAGAAAGGCTGTTATGGATTTTAATATAAAGCTTTGGAATGAGACGCAAAAGGATTACACTCAATCCAAAGCAACAAGAGCAAGGGCAATTGAGTTTAAGGTTAAAAAGGTTTCTCCTGTTAGAAGGAAAATTACTGACCCACGACAGCTTCGGGCAATCTTCGCAAAGATGAAGAAACAAGGTTATTTACCAAAAAGATAGACTATGCCAAAAGGGAGAAAAGTTACAGATATTAGACAACTGAAGGCAATCTTTGCTAAGTTAAAGCAAGAAGGAACATTCTTTAAGCCAAAGAAAAGTCAAGTAGTTGTTTCAGCAGGATATCAACCAAAAGAAAAGAAACTTTATATTGAATTTAAGTCAGGCGGTGTATATTCTTATGAGAAAGTTCCACCAAGTGTATTTGAAAAATTTAAGAAAGCAAGAAGTGCTGGGCGAGCGTTTCACAAGTTAATTAGAAACAGGTTTAAGTATATGAGGTTGGGATGATAATAAAGAGAGGTAGTTGGTATTATGTTGTGGGACATAAGAAAGACCCCCGTACAGGAAAAAGAAGGGTATTTGGTAAATACCGTACTCGTAAGGAAGCCGAAAGAAGATTAAGACAAATTCAGTATTTTAAGTATTTAAGCAAAAGAAGATGATATTGACAAGACTTGAATTTTCAGTATACTTTATTAGAAGAAATGTTCGTTAAGGGATGGTTGGCGGATTTTATAAGGGATGTGAAAGCAATAACTCTAAAGGATTGTTGAGGCTGAGATGAGTGAGTTAGTTGATAAAATCCTTTCGTTGGATTTATCAAAAGAAGAAGACAGACAAAAATTCCAAGAACTTTTGAAAGAAATGGAAAAGAGTGCTTATGAATCAGGTAAACAAAGCGTGCGTCCGATTGTAGAAAATTTAATGAAAAGGGTGCAGAAATTAAAGGTTGATAAGGAGTCAGTATTACAGAAATTAAAAAGTATTTCTCGTCAATCAGATAAGGCGTTAGAATTAGAAAAACAGTTAATGACTTTACAAGCAAAACTGAAAGAAAAAGAAGAATTATTGAAACGAATAGAAAAAGAGAAAGAACTACAAAGGATAAAGTTACAGAAACTTCAAGAGCATCAATTAGATTTAGACCCAGCAATGGTTCCAGGTTCTTCTGAAGAAGAGATTGATAACTTTTTAAAACAATTCAAAGCAAAGATTGATGCTGTAAGAAAGCAAACCGAAGAGGAGTTATTAAAGAAAGCCAAAGAAGTCGGGATGAGTGTGAAAGTTGAAAGTCCAACAGGGCAAGGTGAGGTGAAAACAGAGTTGACTGCAGATGACATTGCTAAAATGTCATTAGAAGAATATTTGAAGCATAGGGATAAAATTCTGAGACAGTTTTCAAGATAAAAGATGGCTAGTGAATATTTAACAACTTCCGATTTGAAGTCGTTGTTGACAGTTTTAACGAAAGAAGTTCTTGTAAGAATGATGCCTTTACTCCGATACACGGAATTCGTTACCTATAGAACTGACTTGGCTGTCACGCCTGGAAAGTCTATTACTTTTAGAAAGTGGAATCTTGTTAAAGGTCCCGCTGATTTAACCGAAGGGTCTGATTTAGAGGTTGGTAAGCCTCAAGAGGATACTGTTGAAATCTCTGTAAAGGAATACGGAAAAGGTTTTGGCGTTACCGAATTGTCTATTCGTCAGGCAACTTATGATTTGGTGGGTGAGGTTTCTACTTTATTGGCTCTCTCTGCCTCTTGGGCATTAAATCAAAAAATTGCTGAAACAGTTACCTTTGGTGAAAATGTTATCTATGCGGGTGGGAAATCAGGTCGTGCTGATTTAACTGATTCTGATGTATTAACTACCAAAGAAATTAAGGATGCTGTTGAATTTTTAAATAGCAATAATGTTCCAAGATTTACTTCGGCCACTCCATTGGCTGGAGTGACCGATTACTATATCGGTTTTGCTACACCTCATCAACTTCGTGCTTTAAGAGATGATGACAAATGGATTAGTGCTTCTTTATACGGAGCACCAGGGCAAATTTTTGCGGGTGAAGTTGGTATGTATGAGAAAGTTCGTTTCATTGAGACAACTATGCAACCAGTGATTGATACTGATGGTAAAATCTATTACGATGGTGTTGAGTGTGGAACTACTGAATCGCCTGGAACAGTTCCAGTTCATTGTGCTGTAATTTTCGGAATGAACTATGTTGGTTGGGCTGAGGCATTACCTGTTGAGGTGAGAGATAACGGTATTAAGGATTTCGGTAGAAAGCGTGAATTTGCTTGGTATGCTATTTGGGGATTCGGTCGTATTGATGAAGTATACGGTATTAGAATTGAAACTGCTTAATTTTTAGGTTGAAGAATGATAGCCTCCCCGCCTTTCGTCATTGTTGGTAATCTGAAAGTAAGATTGTGTTGTTTAATATTTGGCGGGGAGGCAGATTAGTAGTCAACGGGATTTAATTTAATTTTTGGATGGAGGAAGAAATGGAGGAAAGAGAAGAAAGAAAAGAAAACATAAAAGAGCAAGAAAAACAAAAATTAGAACCTGTGTATGTGAAAATTAAAGTTTTAAAGAATATTAGGTGCTTTGTTGCGGGTGAATATTATCGTTTTGAACCAGGCAGGGAGTATAAAGTTTTGAAGAAAGTATATGATGTATTAAAAGAAAGTAATCCTGATTATGTTGTTTTAGTCAAGTGATTTTAGAAAAGATTATCCTTCAACTTCGTAATAAGTCAGGAGACAGATATCCTATTCCTCGTTTTCTTATCAAGTCAACAGACAAGAAAGTTATAATAACCGAAGAAAACATTCAGTTTTATTATTTTCTAAATGATGAATGGATATTAGACGAAGAATTTTCTTTTGAAGAATTGCCAAATCTTTTATCTTTGTCCGATAAAATACGACAGAAAGGGATACTTTTTGAACAATTAAACTTTGACTCGCAGTTTGAGACTTATCTTTTAGTCCCTATTTATTTAGATGCTGTGCGTGATTTAGATGAATACATTATTCAGTCTTATTATCTGCTTCCTGATACTTTCTTGACAGACATAATTGAAAGTAATTTAGGTTATTTCAACAAAGAAATTGACGAATTAACGCCTGTAGAAGTCTTTCTTTTAAGTAAGAAAAGTTTAAGTGATTTATATTTTGCCTTTGCGAGCGACCTTAACAAGAGTCCAGCCATAAAGGCAGGAGATTTTACTGTTGATAGGGATTCTCAAATTCGTTGGTATTTGGATATGGCAGAAAGATTGGCAAGAGAATTTGAAGACCAAGCCCGACTTTCAGGTGTTGGGATTTATGGCGGGGGTGAGATTAAAGTCAGTCAATTATCAAAGTTAACAATTGATTACGACATTTATCCTTATGGGTCATTACCTTTGCCCCCGCCAGTTTCTTTAAAATTGGACGGTGTGGAAAAGAGAGATAATACTTGGGTTATTCGTATCTCTTGGACAAAGTTTTCAGGACCTCTTGCTGTCTTTAAGGCTTATGGTGTTTGTGTATCAAAAAGTCCAGGCGTAAATGAAAGATATAATGGTGATTATGTTGCCTTTATTGATGATATTGAAATAACTCACGCCGAAATAGAAGTGAGCGAGCCTGGTGCCTATTATGTTGTTGTCTATACTTGGGATAATCATTCCGATTGGTATAATGACCATAAATCAAAGTCTAATGAAATTCAGGTATTGGTAGAATGAAGTTAAGTCAATCAATTCTCCGAGCGTGGTTTGATGGATTTTTAGAAAGAGAATTAGATGTTCTTTTATTAGATTTCTTATCCCTTCCGAGTTTAGCATTAAAGATAATGGATGTCCTTGTTCCAAAAGTTAAAAGTAAATGGGATGAGGCTGAAGGTATTGATGAAATAAAGGATGTTAAGTTTATAAGTGTGACAGGTGAGCGAGATGTTGAGCGTTTGTCAATAGGAATTTTTGAACCAGTAGATTTAGTCCTTCAAGCCCCACTCAAATATCTTCAATCAAAAAATATTCCAATTGATTCAAGAATCAAGTTTAAGACTAAACAGGATGAACTTTTTAAGGTTGTGCGTGTGTCTATTCAGTTTAGTTCTTGGGTAATTTTTAGTCTCCGTAAAGAACTATGAGATTAGGAGCAAAGTTTAGGTTTGGCGTTGGTTTAAAAAATAGATTAGATTCTCTTTTGAGAGGGATGGCTCAATTGCGTCAAAAAGTTATGAAAACTTGGGCAGAAAAATTTATTGATGAGTGTCATAAGTTAGTAGAAACAGGTTATCCTGATTGGGCTCCACTATCTGCTCGTTATTTAGATTGGAAGGTGAGAGTTGGTTATTCACCAAAGATTTGGGTTAGAACAGGAAAGACAATTTCATCTTTAAAGACATTTAGGATTGGCAATCGTTTAATTGTTGGATTTCCTATGCCTTATAGTGAGAGAGCATTGTATATGGAAAAAGGGACATCAAGAATGCCTGCAAGACCACTTTTACAGAAAGTAGCAGATAAGTTTAGGCGTGAAGGAATTATTGTTTCTTCAGTTAAAAGATTTTTGATGAGATGAGAAAAGAATTATTCCCAATCTCAACAGAGGGTTGGCAAGTTGAGAGGGGAGAGATTTATCAAAATTATGAAGGATTATTTATTATTCTATACACTGATGGTTGGGCGAAAAGGGAAATTTCTTTAATTGAAATTCAGCCATCAGAAATCATTATATTAGGCAAGTTAGATATGTGCGATAAAGTAAAAATGTCAATCGGGGATGATAATTTTTATTTTACTTTGAACGACAGTGTTAATCTGTTTGGAAACTTTAAGGGCAATTTGTTGACATTTTACGGTCCTGCTTATTTGGTGATAAAAGGCACAGAAAATTTTGTCTTTGATTTTTATGATGTTTACCTTTCGTTTTTAAACAGATTAGGTAATTTGAAATTTAGAGACAAAGAAATCCAAGTCAAGTATGGTCTTGTTAGTATGGAAATGATAAAAGCCAAAGTTCCAGCAATCGGGATTACATTCTTTTCCGATGTAGAATATCCAAAAGAACTTTATAGTGGTGAGGTGTGTGAATTTGAGACCGATAAAGAAGTTTGTATCCGTAATCCAGTTCCCGTTAGAATTTCAGTCTTGTGTGAGTTATTCGCATACACGCAAGAAGAATCAGCATTTATGTTAACTCAATTGTTGACAAAGTTTCGTAATTTTGATACAATTTTAATAGGAATGAGAGAAGCAGACATAATGTTAGAAGGCATAAGGACAACGCCTGAAGAATTTTGTCCCTTTAAGATGGAAGTATCTTATAAGATTGAAACAGTATTTAATGAGTTTAGGTTTGTTCCAAAAGTTTTAACAAAGGAAGTATTTGTAGAAAGAAAAGAGTTGAGGCAATGATAAAGTTATTTCTTATGGATAAAATTTATTTGGTTGGTTAGACTATGGCTGATTATTTTAGACCAGGAATTTTTATTAGGGAAGAACAACCTGCTTTAAGGTCAATCGCAGGAGTTTCTACGGGGATACTGGGAATCGTATTAGTAGCGAAAAAAGGTCCAATTGGAAAACCAGTTTTAGTGAATTCTTGGGATGAGTTTGTTTCTAAATTTGGTGGATTATGGGGTCAGACCTACGGTCCGCAGGCAGTTTATCAGTTTCTAATTGATGGTGGCAGAAAAGTTTATGTAGTTAGAACTTGTCATTATAATGAAGATGGTGAACCAACAGCATTAGAAAGTTCTGTTTCTTATACCAAAGCAGGGAATACATTAGTAATCAAGGCTTCAAGTCCAGGCACTTGGGGAAATAAATTAAAAGTTAAATTCAATCGTCAGTTTACAGTATTTACTTCATTAAAGGATGATGTGAGTGCGGGAGATAGTTCTTTTATTCCTGTATCAGCATCTAAAATTAAGTCAGGAGATGTTTTATTCGTTGGTAGTGGTTCAACAACGATTACCGCTAAAGTAGATGAAGATACTTTTACAGTTAGTTCAACATCAGGTATGGAAGTCGGAATGGCTGTAATCTTTGGTGATTTAGCAAATAATGAAGTAAGAAAGATAACGGCAATTGAAGGAAATGATATCACTGTTGATGCTTCGGTTTCAGGTGATTATCTTAATAAGCCATTATACTTTGGTGAAGTTGTGGAAGTTCAGAATGTAGAAGATGGTATTGTCAATATCTATGATTCTTTTGTTTATGACCATTCTGCTAATCAGCCTATTGTATCCATCTTAACAAAGATTGAGATTTATGAGGGTAAGTTTTTAGTTGAAACGGTGGAAAATGTTTCTTTCAGTTCCCATTCAAAAGACTACATTTTTAATTTAGTATTCAAAAATGTTGTGTTTGAGGGAGCATTCAATTTAGATTTTGTTTCAATCACAGGTCAGACATTTATGCTTACAGGTGGAAAGGATGGATTGGATGGTCTAACTCAAGATGACTTCACAGGTCCAGATTTAAAAGGAAAGCAGGCTGGACTTTATGCTTTTGATTTAATTGAAGAATTAGCATTGTTGTGTATGCCTGATATCCATCTCTGTCCAAATCCTGAAATTTCAATTAAAAGAGCAATTGCCTATTGTGAGGGCAGGAAAGATATGTTCTTTGTATTCTCTTCTCCGAAAGGAAAGACAAAGGGCGGAGTTTCGGATACAAATTCCGTTCAATATTGGTTTGAGACAAATGGGTTTAATTCTTCTTATTCTGCGTGTTATTATCCCTGGCTTAAATGTATTGATGAAGACGGGAATTTCTATTTTGCTCCACCTGATGGTGCAGTTCTTAATCTTTATGTTAGAATTGACAACACAAGGACAGTAGCCAAAGCCCCAGCGGGTTATTTATATCCTCTGTATGGTGTTTATGGTGTTGAAACCGAAATAACCGATGTTGAGCAAGAAAGTCTTTTCCCAAGAATCAATTGTATCCGAAGATTTCCAGGTGCAGGTATTGTTGTGTGGGGTGCGAGAACTACAAGTATGGATGATGCTTGGAAATACATTACTGAAAGAAGAACCTTCATTTATGCCGCAAAGTCCCTTATGATTGGTCTCCGTTGGGTTGTCTTTGAACCTAATACTGAAGACTTGTGGTTGCGTGTGTCAGCGTCCACAATGGCGTTTTGTCTCAGTATGTTTAGAGCAGGAATGTTAAAGGGTAAGACACCAAGTGAAGCATTTTATGTGAAATGTGATGCCAGTGTAAATCCACCTGAAGATATTGAAAAAGGAATCTTCAGAGTAAAGGTTGGTTTAGCAGTAGCAAAGCCAGCTGAATTTGTTGAAATTGTGTTAGCACAACACAAGGATTGGGTAAAGATTGAATAATAGACTATGGCAGAAAGACAATTTCCATATAAAGGTTACAGGTTTACTGTAACATTTAATGGTGAGGATGTTGGCGGTTTTCAAAAGGTGTCAGGTTTAAATGTGGAAGCAGATGTTGTCAATTATCGTGAAGGAACTGACCCGCCAGCACAAAGAAAAGACCCTGGTTTAGTTTCCGTTGGGACAGTTACCCTTTCTCGTGGAGTTATGAAAAAGAGAACACAGTTATGGGATTATTTCAGGAAATTAGGAACTGGTTATTTTTCTCCTGATGAAAATCCTACAGGTGCTTATGCTGAAGAAGGAACTGAGGCAAGATTTAATTTAGTAATTACTCTTCAAGACAGAAGCGGAAAAGGTGTAGTCAGATGGATACTTTATAATTGTTTCCCTCGTCGGTTAGAATTTAGTGATTTGGGTGAGCACGATGTGGTGGTTGAGACTCTTCAAGTTGAACCAGAAGGAATTTCTTTTGAATTTCTTGACTAATGGCTAAATCAAGGCTTCCTGATGAAAGGGAAGTAATTAGTGAAGGTGTATATTCTGAAAATAGTGTGCATCAAGGAGTTCCTTCGGCAGGGGCTTATGGACGTGTATTAGGAATAAAGGCAGATAAACCAGTTCAAGGTGTTAAATCAAAGCCATTTCCTTATAAGGGGTTCAAGTTTCTTGTTTTTATAGAAGGTGTTCCAGTAGCGGGGTTTAGAAAAGTATCAGGTTTAAATATTGAGTATCGTTATAACGAAGTAAAGGTAGGTGGGTGGGATAGTCCATTAAGATTATATGATGGTATCTCATACCAAGATATAATTTTAGAAAAAGGAATGACAAAAGAACCTTATCTTTGGAACTGGTTTATCTGCCGTTTAATTTCTACTCCTGTCAAAGCTCTGAATGTTTTAATGGGAGTTGCGAGTGTGAGAAGAAATATCTTAATCGTTTTACAGGATAGGGGTGATGTTCCAAGAGTTCAGTGGATTGTTTATCAGGCGATGCCAAGAAGAATTGAATTCAGCGATTTGGATGCGGGTAGTTCCGAAGTTTTAATTCAGCGTTTAGTGTTGTGTCATAATGGTTTTGATATGGTAATCTAAACTATTTCTTTGATTATGTTTCACGGAAAAGTTCAAGATGTTCGTCTCTACTTGGGAGGCAAATTGGAAGGTCAAGTATATAAAGAAATAAAAGTAAGGGAACTTATTGGTAGGGATTTAGCAAAGTTTGAAACGGCTCAACCAAGAAAAGCAAAAGTGTTATTGAATGATATTTTAGCAGATACAATCATTGAAATCAAGAACTATGAAAAGCCTTTAAGTTTTTCAGTTAAAAGACAATTCTTAAATTCTCTGTGTGTGGGTGATAGGGATATTATTCTTTTAGAAGTTCGTAAATTAACTTATGGTGAAGAAATGGATATGACAACAAAATGCCCAAATTGTAATGAACAGTTAGATGTTGTGATTAACTTAAATGATATCCAAATCATCCCGCCAAAGATAATTGAAGATGAGTGGGTTATTCAGTTAGAAACAGGTTTATTAGTAAATGATGTTATTCACAAAGATGTCCATATGAAAGTTCCAAGAGTGGGTGAGTTAGAAAGATATGATACACCATCCCAAATTATTGCCCAGGCAGTAAGGAACATTGGTGATATTGTCGGTTCAGTAGAAGTTCTAAATGAATTGACAGTAAGAGACAGGGATATGATTATTCAGGCTCTTGCCGAACGAGTACCAAAAGTAGATTGGACAGTTAAAGTTGAATGTTTTAATTGTGGTGAAATCTTTTCTGCGGGCGTGGATTTTAGTGGATTTTTTCGCACACCCAGGATTTATGGTTAAAGTTTTTAATCTATTAGTTAATACATCAATCACTTATTCAGATATCCTTAAAATGCCTTTTTCAGTTTTTGAAAAGTTCCAAGAATATTTAGATGAAATGATGAGAGAGATTGACAAGATTGGGAAATGATGGAGCCTGAGGTATTAGGTGTTCAATTTGAGGTTGAGGGCGTAGAAAGAGCCGTTGACGGCATTAGTCAGTTTTCAGGAGCGGTTTCAGGTCTTGTTGGTTCTTTAACTTTTTTAGGTGATTCGTTGGCTGATGTAACGAAAGCAGGGAATTATTTTTATCAAAGTTTCTTTGCTATTGGTCCACAGTTAGAAAGTATGTTCTTAATGGTGAGAGGTTCTTTCCAAATGTTAGGAGCAACAGCGGAACAGGCAGGGATGTTAGCAAGTAAGGCATTAAAACAAGCGATTGCTTTTGCGGAATATACACCATATCAACAATGGGTAGTCTTACAACTTCAACAGGCATTAGCGAGGGGTGGTCTAAATGTCTTTAAAGAATTCGGAACATTAGAAGAAGTCTATATGGAAACTTTAAAACGGGCTACAGGTGAAGAAAAAAGAAGAATTCAAAGTGCGTTAGATAGTTTGTATGATTGGCAGAAACAAACAAAGGTAACTTATTTATCCATTCTTGCTGACCTTGTCGCCGCACACGGTTATGCAGGATATCAATTAGAATGGGTGATGTATCATTTATCCCGTGTTTTAGAAACAGGTGGTACGAGAGGTTTAAGATACTTGGAATGGTGGCTTCCTCAATTAAGACAAGTTTTTAAGCGAGGTGAAGTTCCTAAATCAGCAGAGGAATTTGTTATGAAAGTCTTTGAACATTTAAAGAAAACAGGTCAATTGGGAGCATCAGCAATTGCTTCAGGAACTATTCAAGGATTGATGGAAGGATTTAGAGAAATGAAAACTTCACTTCTCCAAAGGGTAATAGGACTTCCCGAAGAAGGTGGTCTATTTGATAGGTTTAGAAGAGTTATGAATAAGTTTTATGATGAATTCAGAAAAAGATTGTTCACAGCAGAAGGCGAATTAACAGGTGTGGGTAAGGCTTTCGGTGATGCTTTAAAAGAAGCATTCACAACTGCAATAAATGTTTTTGAGCGTGTTGGTGTTCCTTTAGTCACAAGAACGATGGACTTTTTAGGTCGGGCTATAGAGAGAGTGACGATATTAAGAACTACTATTCAAGGTTTAGCATTGTTAGGTGTTGGTTGGCAAGTAGTGGGGAAACCAGCAGTAGGATTTTTGTCTCAGTTTGAGCCAATTATTAGGTATTTAGTTTATTTTAAGATACTTGGTATAGGTATTAAAGGGATTAAAGAGTTAGTTTCAAAATTTGGTGCTTTTTTAGGTGAGTTCGGTTCTGTGATTTCTGCGGTAATTGTTCTTCTTCAAGCACTCCCTCCTATGATTGAAGACATTCGGAAACTGAGTATGGGGATGGAAAAATATGTTATGGAACCTATTGAGAAGTTGCCTCCATTTCCGTCTCAGAGGGAAATTACAGGTGCTTGGGTGGAATATAGGAGGAGATGGGAAGAAGATGTTGTAAAGGAACTATTTATGGAAACATTTTCAGGGGAAGGTCTTTTTGGAGAGTTGGGTAGTGCCCTTTTGTATAATCTAAATAGGATGTTTGGTATTTTGGAATGGACGCCTTTTATGAAGGAGTTAAGAAAAACAGCAAAAGAGATGGTAGATACACAAGATAAGTTTAAGGAGGTGTGGGATGGTATGACTGAGGAAAGTAAAAAGTATGAAGTTGAATTTGAAAGATTAGCAGAAAAGCATCCTCAGGCAGCGGGGAAGATATTTGAAGCTTATCAAAATTTTAAAAACACTGTCGCTTTGATAGAAAAACAAGTGGCAGAGGGAGTTCTTACAGAAGAAGATGCGGCGGACGAGAGAGTTGATGCGTTTGAGGATTTTATTGATAATTTAAGGAAATTAGGAAAAGAAGGAGAGAAGTTAGCAGATATCTTGGAAAAGAATTATAAACAGTTTTCCCAGGTGCTTCCTGTTGCAGAGTTGTGGAAAAGAGAACTTCTTTCTGCTGGTATAGTTAGTGGTGCTGTATTTCCTGCTTTAGAAAAAGGTAGTTTGAAGCTTGCGAATTCATTGAATAAATTGACAGATTCAGCAGATGAGGTAGTTCGTAGAAAGTATGAAGAAGCAAGGGCAATCAGGGAGGCTCTTATTGCCCAGTATCTATTAACAGAAATAAATCTTCGCAGTAGAGAACAATTATTCAATATGTTAGAAGTTTTGAGAAGAGGAGAAGAAACATTACAAGTAATACCGCCAAGAGGTAGTGAAGGAAATCAGACTTATTATAACAAAGAAGTAAATATCAATGTCAGTTTGCCATCAGTTAGTGTGAGTGAGATTAAGAATAGTGTTGTTAGAACAGCAATAGAACAAGCAAGGGGAATATCAGAAGAATTAGTCAGATATGTGTGATGAGGGTTAGATTTGTTGAAGGTAAAGGTTCTGTTAATGTAGTTGAGTCAGCATTCAATTTCATTAAGACAGGAGTATCAGCATTTAGATTTTTAACAAAGGATTTACCATCTTATCAGCGTGAAGGCACGCCATTTAGAATGAGTTTTTATGAAGTAAGAAAAAATATGGATATCCTAAAATTTGCTCCAAGTAGTATTCCGTTAGGAGATATGTTCTTATTCTGTCCTGAAAGTTTAGAATATAAGTATGGATTTAAATCAAGTTTTCATTTGCCACAAGGACAAACCGACGCCGTCAGTTTTAAATTAGGTTATGAAAAAGAAGTATCTTTTAATCTTGTTTTAGATGAAGAATATTTTGATTTAAGGAAAGACACATTATCAAGGTTAGGTCAATCGGCAGTGAGTGTGTTAGGATTTTGGGAAACAAGTAAAGAAATTCATAATGTGTTAGCAAGATTGTATAACATTGTTTTAACAACAGGATTAGTAAAAACAGCACCAGTAAAGACAAAAGTCGGTCAAGTTATTGATTTTTTAGAAGCCTTTGCCAATGTGGAAGGTTATATCACAATTGATGTCGGAGATTTTGGTGTGAGTGCGGGAAATAAACAAGATAAGTATGTTTTAAGGGATTTAACAATCAAAGCCGAAAAGTTTGACAGTGATTTCTATGTTGTGCGTGCGTTTGTGACTCTGAATTTAGTAAAGGGTGTTCCATTTTCATATTATTTAAGAGAAAGGAAAGTGATGAAATGAGGGAAGAACTTTTTAAAGGCTTTTCTGTTCAGTCCCCAGTTAAAACATACAATATTGAAATAAATTGTCAAGAGAAAAGGTTAGACATCATTGCTGAACTGATAAGTGGTGACCCTGAGGATTTTAGAGAAATTATGGCTTTAAATCATATTGTAATTTTTCCAAAAGTTGATAAAATTAAGTTAAATATTGAAATATGAAGGTTGAGGTTTATTTAGCATCTTATGATTTAAAGAATTATGATTTTAAAGGTTGGGTGGATATTTCTGATTTTGTAAAGGATATATCAATAACTGATACTTTAGAAAAAGTCTCACACGCAGTCATCGGTATTGTTTGTCCCCAATCAGTTTTTGACCGATACATTTATGAAAACATAGAATGTTGTATCAAGATAGATGATGAAATAACAGGTTATCCTTATCTTTTCGGTGGTTATGTTGTGAAGATAGATGGGTCTTTAAATTTAAGAGTATTTGAAGGAAAAATCAGTTTAGTTTCTGCTGAAGGTATATTAGTAAATTGGCATTCTTTTAGAGCAAAGATGAAAAAGTCAGAAAAGGAAGAAGCGTTGGTAGATGAGGGTTCAGCAAAGTATATTTTCATAACTGAATTT